CCGCGCCCGCCTCGAAGAGAAGCGGGATCGCCAGGCCGAGGCGCGCCTTGAACTCCCCGAGTCCGATTGAGCCGTCACGAAGTCCGGCGAGTAGGTCAGTCATCTCCTCGCTAAGCGCCCCGGTCTGCTCCGCCTGCTCCTTCGTCAACATCGCCGCGGCCGCGCCACTCGAGACGAAGACGCTGAGCGCGGAGCTAAGCTGCTCGACGCTCGCGATCAATTCCACATAGGACGCCTCGCTCGTCTTCGTTTCGGCGACGGATACGATCACCGCCTCGGTCGCCGCGCGTACCGCCGCGCCCTGCCCGCGCACGGCCGTTGCGTAGCGGTCGATCGCGTCCGTAGCGCCCGATGCCGCGGCGCGCGTCGCGACGAGAGCAGAGAGGCCAGAGGCTAGCGCCGCCTCCACATCGGCCGCGGCCCCGGTCAAGCCGATCATCGCACCGCGGAGCTCGAGGAATCGCGCAGCCGCTTCCCGTGACCCGACGGCACCGGAGGCCATCTGCTCAACTAGCGCGCGCATCGCCGCGGCGTTCTCTCCGAATGCCCTGCGCTGCTTCTCGGCCTCGGCCGAGAGCTCGGCGAACGTCCCGGCCGATCCGCGAGCTGTAACGAGTAACGAGTCGAGCTGCGAATCGAACGCCGCGGAGGAAGCCCCCGCGCTCGATAGCGCGGCATCCGTGCCGGCGAGCGCCTCGGCGACGCTCCGAGCCGCAGCCGCCTGCGCCGACTGTGCCCCCGAGATCCGCTCAACCCCTGAAGCGAATCCGTCGGCCGATTCGTGAAGTGCATCAAGCGCCGCGCGAGCATCCGTACTCGAGGCACCCTGCGCACGCAAGCCCTGGACAAGCGCCTCGACCTGCGACTGTAGAGCGGACGCTCCGCTATCCTGTGCCCCCTGCGCGTCGGCAAGCGCCGAGGATAGCGTCGCGACCCGCTCGGCCTCGGTCGCCAGATCCGCCAGGCCGCTTCGGACCTCCTCTGTCGTCGCGCGCCCAGCGGAGAAGGCGTCAAAAAGGCCCTGCACGTTATCCGAGGATCTGCGCAGCGCCTCGCCCTGCCGATCGGCCGCATCGGCGAGCGAGCTCATCCCGGCGGCGATCTCGGGAGTCAGTCCGCCGAGATCCTCTAGCGCGCCATTTGCTCGCGCGATTGCCGCGGATAGCTTCGCGCCGAGCGATTGCTCGGCCTCGAGCGCCGAAGCCGCAAGATCGCCGAGGCTTGCGACCGACGCCGCGCCCGACGCGACGAGCTTGCTGGCCACCTCGGCTACCTTGAGAATCACCGCGGCGAGCGGCCCAAGCTCTCCCATGAGTGAGGCAACAGCATTGGCGAGCGTGCGGCCGAGAACCTCCGCCAAGCGGATCACCCCGGCGCCGAACTCGACGATTACTGCCGTCGTCTTGATGATCCGCTCGGCTACAGGGGCGAGCGCCTGCGCAATACTCGCCCCCGCCGTGAGCATAGTCCCGATTGCCCGCCCAGCGGTAAGCGCCGCAGAGGCGAGCGCGCCATCGACGACCGAAGCCTTTAGCGCCTCGATCGTGCGCCGGACTCCCTCGTTCTCGATCACCGCCCGGCCTAGTATCTCGAGTAGATCGCCGAAGGCATTCCTTAGCTGCCCGATCGCCCCAGAGAACGTCTCGGCCTGCGCCGCGGCCTGCCCACCGAAGAGACGCGCGATCCCAGAGGTCAGGCTCTCGAGGCGCTGCGAGGATCCGACCGCGCCCTCGACCTGGATACCGTAGCGGGCGAGCGCGTTCGTCGATGACCCGAGCGACTTCGCGACGAGCTCTGCCGCGCCTACGAGGTCGATCCCCTTCGCTGCTGCGAAATCAACCGTCGCCTCGGTCGCGGCCTTTATCGCGCCCTCCTCCTTGACGAAGGACGCGATCATCGCCTCTGCGGCGATAATGGACTCGTCGCCGAACGTCGTCTGGCGCTGGAGCGCCGCGGCGTGTGCTATGAGCGAGCGGCTTACCCGATCGGCGTGCGGCCCAAGATCCGAGAGCGCCTGGTTGAGCTTCGCAATCGCGCGCTCTTCTTCGGCCGCCGCCTCGACGACCGAGCCGAATATGGAGGCGACCTTGCCGAGCGCGAGCGCGGCGAGCCCGGCCGCGGCGACGACGCCTAGACGTAGGTTATCCGCGAATCCCGCAAAGCCCTTGCGCGCGGAATCGACCGCACCCTTCGTGCGATCGGTCGCGGTGATTTCGATATTTGCCCGAGCGTCCCGGGCCATCTATTGAGGCCCTCCCCGGGCGATTATCTGCTCGTAATAACCGCTTCGCCGTTCGCAGATGCCGCCTTCGTGGCGTAGGTTTCGAGATCCCAGACGACCTTGCCGGCCTGCTCGCTGAATTTCTGCGCAGTAACGACCTGCTCTTCGAGCTCGAATCTGAGCGAGTTGTTGATTGCGCCTACGCCTGGCTGCGCAGTCCCGAGCTCGAATCTCATATCTGCATTTGCGAATGTCGATTCTCGTATGAGGTTCGAGAAGTCCTGCGTATCGCTAGTGTCATCATTGTAGAATGGGCCGCTCCAAGAGATCCGACGGCCGGTCATCTCATTGATCACGCCCGTCGTCGCATTCGAGTCGGGGAATTCCTCGAACTCGTTATCGATCGTGAGCGTGCCGGAAAGAAATCCGCGAACAGTTCCAGCGGCCCACTGCGCGGCGGCGCCTTGCAGTACCGGCGCCTTCGTCGAGAGCAGGCTTCCGTAGCTAATCGACGTTGGGAACGTATCGGGATCTCGGAGTGCGACTGCGCCAGGCGCAACGGTGAACGTTGCAATGACTATCCCTCCGGGAGTCAGCTTGAATGAGACTGTTTTGATCCGGCAGTCCTGCACGGTGAAGGCGCTATCGCGGCGCCATACCTTGAACGTGAGGACAGATGCGCCTCCCAAAACATAAGGCGTCGCCGATGTCGTCGGAGTCCCGCGAATGATTCCGGCACCCTTGAGGAGCGCTTCCATCGCCTCGCGCAGGTTGAAGTCTCCGGCGAGGACCGGGTTCCCATTCGTCTTACCGGAGCCTTTGATGGCGAGGTCGAACTGGAACGTAGAAACCTCGGCTCGTAGAAACGACCCCGGAGTTCTCGTGAATGATCCCGGGACGACCGGGTTCTCGTCCTCTACGCGCCCGATGTCGAAGCGGAGCGAGCCGTCGCGGATCGGGACGCCGAGCGCTTCATTTGCGGAGAGCACTGAGCCGTCGTCTGTGTTCGCGATGATCGTCGCGACCTGCACCTCGGGATTGATCGTTCCTTCGGCGCTCTGCACGCCGACAACCAGTCCGATTCCCTCATTGAGCTTCGCCATCTTCTCTCCCCTCTCGGCTAGGCGTTCGGATCGACCGTAACCCTAGCTCGTAATTGAAAAGTAATCACGCGCCCGACTCTCGAAACATCCGTCTCCTCGAGCCCCGGGAAGGAATCGAGGTAGAAGACCTCGGAGATCGTTAGCCACCATCCGGGATCGAGGATCGCCTCGAGTGCGGAATGCATCGACCCGCTTGTCCAGGTCCGTTCCGCCTCGCCCGCGCCAAGGTGGTAGTGGACCCTCATCAGGATATCGAGGACGGGGCGGTAAATCAGATTCGAGTCGCCGACTTCGCTCCGCGGCCCGGCCCACGCCTTGAGCTGGTAGCGCGTTTTCCCCGCCGGCACCGGCTGAAGATCGGTCGATAGATCGGTCGCCATCCGCGTAGGCGTCGTCCCCGAGGGGAGCGTCGCCTCGAGCTTCGCGGCGATTGCGTCCTGCGCCTGCTGAGCGGTCGCCATCCAGGCTATCCCTCCTCGCGCAACGTCTCGACCTCGAGCGCGAGAACTCTTCGCCGAGGCTCCGGCGCCGTCGCGCCAGTCTCGAGAAGCAAGGACTCAACAAGGTGGAGATCGAGCACACGCCCCCCGAGCGTCCGATCCGCCTCAATCGCGGTCTTGATGCCGTCTCGATGCCCCGACATCTGCTCTTGTGTCGCCTCGGCCCATAGCTCCAGCGTGTAGGTCGTCCTGACCTCACGCTGCCGGAAATCGAGCTGAATTTCCCGCGACGCCGGCGAATGCGCAAAGAGATGAGGCATCGCGCTCACGCTAAGCTCCTCCGATGGTCCCGCCCGGCGCTCCGCACCCGCTTCGCCGGTGGGAAGCGTTAGACCCGCGACGCCCCTAACGAGCGCGATCAAAGCGTCAAGCTCCTCGCCCCAGGCGCTCACCTGAGAAACGCCCTGATCGCGGCTTCCGCGAGCCGCTCGGCCTCGACCGGGAATACCTTCTCGACGGCCGGCGCGAGGAACGGCCGCGCGGGGATCGTGACTCGCTGCGTGCGAACTAACCGCTTGGAGCCCCGGGGCGTGAACACGAGGAACGGAGCGCTCCTCGCCTTGATGATCGCGCCGAACTCGTGGACCGATGCGTAGATCACATCCGAGCCGACGTTGACCGCACGCGGGAGCTTGCGCTCATCGACGATCACCGAGCGACGGAGGCGGCCAGATACGACGCCGAGCCTAGATGCGGAGCGCGGCCCGGAGAGAAAATCGCGTCGCGCGACGGATTGAGTCCGGAGCCCTACGGCGCGGAGCATCGCCACACGGGCCGCCTTCGGGTCGGAGACGTCCGATAGAAGCTGCTTCGCACCGGCGGAAAGCGTGAGATTGACCGTTTCGACGGATGCCATCTACCCGAGCCCTGCGCCGCGGTATCGGCGAACGATTGGGAGCACGCCAGGCGCCCAATCGTCGATGAGGTACTCCTGCACCGTTGCCGATTCGACCTGCGTTCTGCGCGACCCCAGGACGCCCCGCTTCTTTGTGTTTCGCGCCTCGAACGCCGCCTGTTTAATCGTCGCCATCTCGAGATCATCCGGCAAGCCTCCGGCCGTGCCGTATCCCGCGGAGTACGACGCAAGGTAGAGACCTGGATCGAAGGCCGCCCCGGTCCTGCGCCTGGCGACCCCGATCGGTAGATCGACGTCTAGCCGGTCCTCGAGCCGCGGCCCGACTACGGCGATCGTCCCCGCGCCCTGCGACGTTAGATTGATCCGCGTCCCGGCCAGCGCCCCGGCCTCGCTCGAGGCGAGCGCGACGGTATCGGCATCGGCGCGGATGACCCAGTAATCGACCGTGCGCGCCGTGAGCCCCGCCGGGACTGTCGAGCCGGAGCCGAGGGCGTAGATACGCATCGGCCCGTCTGCCGTCGCGAGATCGTGCTCGGCGAACGCGACCTGATCGAGCGTCGTATCAACCGCCGCGGCCGCGAACGTGAAGCCCCGGTCATCGAGGAAGACGACAACGGGCTCGGTCGCGGCGATCAGCGGTCGATCACGGAGTAGGAGGGTCTCGGATCTCGTCCCTACGCGGTGCGTCTCCAGATCCACCGTGTGAGTCGCTAGCGCGCGCCCCGCCTCGCGTTGGATCGCCTCCGAGACGCCCGATAGAACGAATTGCAGCGTAGTATCCTCCCCGCTCCCCGCCTCCCCGATGTAGTCCTTGAGCTGCGCGAGCGTGGCGAGATCGGCCACGGCGTCGCCCCCTAGCCCTTGCTCTCGAGCTCCGGCGACGAGCCTGGCCCGATCGGCTCGGCCAGCCCGAGGGCAAGCAAGAGCGCAGCCAGATCGAGGATCTCGCCGGCGCGAAACGAGGCGACCATTACGCCGCCGCGGGAGAGCATGAGGTCGGATACGAGGCGGAGCTTGCGCAGCTCCTGGCGTTGCGCCGTCGGCCGAAGCTCTCTCACGCGATCCGCTTTCACGGCTGCACCGCCGGCGGGCGCGGTAGGCGGTGCTTGAGGCAGATGGCGGAGTAGTCATTCCCGGACCAACTCGTGCTTTCGAACAGCGTCAACCGCACGAAACGGCGCGACCCGATATAAGACAATTTCCGCACTTGGTCATCGGATGACGTGTAGAACGTCGCGAGTGCTTCTTGATTCACCCCAGAAGGTAGAAGCTCGGGATCCTCTACGGCCACGGCGTCCGTGAGCGACGGATCGTTGCCGTGCTCAATCAACGGCGTTGCCGCACCGGCCAATATTGTGCCGCTCGCCATGAGGTACGTCGCGACATCGAAGCCGAGCATATCGTTGATTTCTCCGACAATCGTAGCCGTCCGCACCCGCACCGGAGAGATCGAGCGCTCGACCAGGAACGCCGAGAAGAGCTCGGAAACTCCGAGCATTTGCCACCATCCTTACGCAGTCGGCTGGGCAGCAGGCACGCGGGCGGAGCGGAAGAGCACGCAGATCGAAGAGATGAGCCCGACCGTGACCGTCCCCGTCTCCGTGAGCGTGAGCCGGACGTAGCGCTTGTTGCCACGGTAGCCGATCTTGCGAACCTGGTTGTCATCCGTGCCCGCGCTCGTGAATGCCGCCGCGGCTTCCTGCCCTGTACCAGACGGGAGCAGATCGGCATCGACGACCGCCGCAACGTCGGATAGCCCCGGGTCGTTCCCATGCTCGACAAGCGGCGTAAACCCGCCGCCCGTGAGCACGCCGGACGCGATCAGCCAAACACAGCCCTCGTACCCCTGGAGATCGACGATCACACCGACCGCGTCGGCCGTGGCGTCAACCGGACTGTGCGAGCGCTTCGCCGTAATGGCGTTATGGATTTCTGCGAGCATTTCTCATTCCCTCCCGGCGATTACTGGATCTTGAGGATCTTGATCGCCTCGAAGTTGACGACATCGCCACCGACGCGCCGCGTGGTGTAGAAGCCGACGAAACCCTTGTTGCTGATCGGGTCGCGAAGTACGGAGATTCCCGCGCGATCGACGATCAGGTATCCCTGCTTGAAATCCCCGTAGGCGGCGATGAGCAAGCCATCGGTGAGCGCGCTCGGCATGTCCTGGAAGAGCTGATAGGGCTGGCCGAGGATCGTGTTCGGGATTCCAAGCAGAAGCCCTGGCTGCCAGAGGTAGTTTGACGTCGAGCTCTCGGTGAACTTGCGAATCGCGGTGAGCACAGCGCGATTCATCACCCACGAGGCGCCGCGCTGATAGGGCTCCTTGAGCGCGCCCTGGAGCGAGAAGAGATCGACGGCGGCGAAAACATCGTTCGTCGCCGTGCTGACCTGCTCGATCTGCCCGGCGATCGGATCGGTCCCCGCGGGGTAGGTCATGAAACCGCGCGGCCGCCGGACGCCGTTGCCGTTGACGAAGGCGGTGTTCTCTGTGACCGCGAACTCCTCCGCGACCTGTTCGCTGAGCCACGTCTCCACCGCAAACTGCGCATCGTCGAGGAGGTTCTGAGGCGCCTCTGGGTAGGCGTACTGCTCGCGGCAGATGATCTCGTATTCGCCAGCCTGCGGCGTCCCTGTCGTCGATCGCGCATCGGTTTCGCCGACCCATCCGCCGGAGGTTGCGCGGCCCGTGCGGCGCCGACCCTTGACCGCGTGCTGCGATGTCGTGAACTGGTTAGCGATCGCACGCATCGGAGAAGATTCGGTGACTGACTGGACGACTCCAGTAAGCAGGTCGTGCCCGAGGAAGTAGCCGCCGTCCGGGTCGGAGAGCGAAGAGAGGCGCTTGACCTCCTTACGCTTCTCGTAGAGCTTGCCGGCGAGGTCCGGCCTGTTCTCGATGCCGCGCCGGATGTAGTCGTGGAGGTATCCCGCATACTCGACCTCGGCAGGGTCGGCCTTCGGGTCGGCTCCGCCCGCCGCAGTCGCAGTCGCGGCGAAAAGGCGCTCCTGGGCTTCCTTCATCTGGCTCGCCTTCTCCATCACGGTATCGATCCGCTCGAGCTTCTGCGCCGTCTCGCCGAGCACATCTCCGCGCTTGCGGATCTCGTCGAGCGCCGCTGTGTTCGCCTTCTTGAACTCCTCGAAGGCCGCCCCGAGATCCTGAATGGCCTTGTAGGCCGTGGCGATGTCAGACATTGATTCCCCCTCTCAAAGTGGCAGCCGCGCGTGCGGCCGCCTCAACGAAGTGGCTAAGCATTCCGTCATCCGCGAGCTTCGCGGCGAAGCCGGCCGAGACGAGGTCGGCGATGCGAACGGTCATTTCAAGATCGAAGCCCCGCGCAGCGAGCTCGGCCTCGAGCGCTTCGCGAGACCCGAGAAGCTCGTCCGCGGACTTGACGGCCGTTATGAACGCCTCCTGATTCATCCCGAGCGGTACGATCGACGCTTCAACAAGATCGACGTCCAGGAGAATCCGGTGCCCGTCCTTGTCCGGCTTCGCCTCGCGCGTGATGAACCCGATCGACAGCATGTCGATTGCGCCGGCGCGGACAAGCGCGGCGGCCTCTCGGGCCTGCGTCACGTCCTCGACAAGCGGGCGGCCGCGGACGAAGAGCCCGCGTGCGTCCTCCTTGACCTCGTCGAAGACGCCGATCGGCTCCGAGTGCCGATAGAACATCTTGAGCTTCTTGCCGCGGTCCTTGAGCTCGCGAAGCGAGCGCTTGAACGCGCCACGCTTGACGATATCCCCTCCGTGATCGAGGACGCCAAAGACCGAAGCGTAGCCCTCGAAGGTTCCCGGCGGCTCGCCGGACTCCTTGACGTCGAACGCGAACGAGCGCCGCTCGATCTTGCTCCCGCCGCCTTGCATCTACCGGAGAGCTTTAGCGTGAGTTTTCAGGCGCGCAATTTATGGCTGCGCAAGCGCGCGAAATTACACCGGATCGTAACCGGCTGCGCAGCGACAATTGATTACCTCTTCCGCCGGCCCCGCCGGATCAAGCGGGTGCATCATCGCAGCGCCGCGGACATCGAACGGCTCCGAGAGCTCCCGCTCCTGCCCGTGTAGCTCCGGGTCGCTCGGGTGCCGTGGCCCCCCGTCCTGCGCCGTGAGCCAGACCTTGACGAGCGTGAGCCCGGAGTGCTCGGCGTAAGCCTGATCCGCCCAGGCGCTCGCGGTCCCGATCTCCGTCCGGGCAATCGTGACGGCGCGGAAGGCGACCGATGATGAGAGCGTACTGGCGACTGCCCGGGCGATCTCCCGCTCGGGAAGTCCTTCGGCCGCGCCCTCCTGGAGCGCTTGGCGCGCGAGCTCGATCGTGGTCTTCGTTACCGACTTGCTCTTCGCGAGCCCCAGCTGTGCGACGAAATCCTGGAGCAGTTCATCCGCGGGGCCGAGATCCTTCTCGACGAGGCTACGGAGTGCACGGATCGAGTCGCGGCCAGCTACCAGGGTCCGAGCGGAGATCAGCCTGGCAAGCCCGGGGCGGTCGCGCTCGAGCGAATCGGCAAGCGCCTCGAGCCCGCCCGACAGGATCAGCGACTCGGCGCGCCGGGCCTGTGCGGCGAGTAGCGCCCCCGATCGGCGCTGGAGCCCGCGCTCGTGCCCGATCCGAGTCCGGATCGCGAGCGCGTAGCGAAGCGAGCGCCGGCGGTCACGATCGGCCTTCGCATCTCGGATAATGATGATGGAAGCACTCATTCAAAAGATGCCACTGACTCAACGAACCAACGCGCCATCTCCTCGAGATCCTTGATGTGATCTAACTCCTCACCGAGCCACCCGGGTTGCGCTCTACGTAGAGCACCAGCGGCCAGCCGGTCGCGGAAATGTCCAATCAGTCTCCGGCCTGTTTCCGTGTGCTCGAACGTCTCCCACCAAAGCGTCAAGCATAAGGCCCCGGATCTAGCCTCCTTGCAAGGGTCATTATACGATCCACCGCATGCGCACCCAACCAGTGCGCGGGCAGCGTGCATCTTGTCCTTTTCAAGGATCGGCCTCTTCAGGTAACTCGGCCGCTCGTGCTTTTTCCTCTTCGCCACGGTCAAGCCGCCTGCTCGAACGCCGTATCGGCGAGGACAATCGCGGCCGCGCGCGTCCAGCCCCGCCGCTCAAGGTGCGCCGCGAATCCCTCGCGCGTCTCCTCGCCGCTCCGCGAGAGCTCATCGACCAGCGCGAGCGGCACAAGCGACGCCTCGATGTAAAGCTGGTCCGCCTCCGCCTCTGGCCGCTCATCGTATCCGGTCGCGACGCGCCGCTCGTTCGGCGTGAGCCAGTCGGCGCCGCGCACCCGCTCCCACTGCCGCTCCTGCCGGAGCGCGAGCGCGGATACCGAGCCCCAGTCCGGGACGACCCGGAGATCGCCGGCGCGCAGTCCGTAGCGCGGAGCGAGCGCCGAGGCAATCTCGTTCATGCGTCCCTCGACAAGTGGAATAATCGTCTGCTCCCAGAGCGCGACACGCGCCTCGCGCTGATTCGAATAGGTGTTATCGCCCGGGATGCCGTAGAGGAACGGAGGGTATCCGAGAGCGGTTCCGATGAGCCGCGCGACTTCGCGCGTGCTCTCGCTCCACTCCATGTCCGCAGGCGATAGCCCTGTGGTCTGCCACTTGAGCCCGCCCTCGAATAGACCCACCCGGCCGGCGTTCGCTGGCCCGAGTAGCTTGGCCTGGATCTCCTGCTTCACCCGCTCCCTCGTATCGGGATCGAGCACGCCTGGGTCATCCTTTGAGCGCTCGACCGAGAGCACGCCGGATGGCCGCGCCCCGTTGCGGATGAGCTGAGCGTTCCACCACTCTGCGAGGTTGTATCGCTCGAGTGCTGAACGCGCGGCGCGAAGCGGCGAGAAGCCAGAGGCGTCGTCTAGCGGGTCGTCGTAGCGCAGGCCTATCATCTCGGGGCGGTCATCGTCATCGCGCACGATGAGAGTCGCCCGTGCGGAGGCGTCGCCAGGATCGTAGATGTACTCGGTCGCCGCGATCCCCGCCTGCCGGATGCGCCGCGGCGTAACGTAATCGGGGCGCCAGCGCAGGAGCGCAATAGGCTCGCCACGATCGAG